ATCCTTGACAGTCATTCATTTTGATGATGTACCCTAAATCCCAAGGTTCGCAAAACGCCTTACTTGTAAAAGCGGGGTCGGTCCGATACCGACACCATCGAAGTGCCGAAGCCATCGGCGCAAGAGATGTCTGCTCCGACCATCGGAGGAATATGCGATTCTATGAAAAGTTATTACAGCCAATCCCGGTTATCTTCTTCATCGTAGGACTGATAGTTCTCAATCCGCTCCACATTCCACCTGACCCTAAAGCCTTTGCTGAAGAGTCTGAAGTGGTAGTTGAAATAAAGCCAATCTTTATTGAGCGGACACCGGAAGCGGCTAAGAAGTTTGCCCGGGACCTCATGCCTAGTTGGGGCTGGAAGTCTGAAGCGCAATGGGATTGTCTCGAAGTGCTTTGGACCAAAGAATCTAACTGGCGACCCGAGGCTTACAACAGAAAACCGGTTTATCAAAACGGCGAGAAACTCAATGCCGGCGGTATCCCGCAGATTCTCGGATTGAATCCAAAGATTTCAGTCGAGGAACAAATCTTCCGTGGCTTCACCTATATCGAAAGTCGCTATTCCAACCCCTGTTCGGCGTGGCGCTTTTGGACTTTGAACGGTTGGTACTAGCCTCGCCACATGGCGAATGAGGAAGAACTAAAACCTTCAGTAATAGACGATGCGCTCGCTCAAATCGGGCGCATCGCCTTTATTGAACCTGCTATCTGTACTGGATGGGTACTCGTATCAGAATGGATGGGTGAGGGCGATAAAGATTATTGGACACTAACTCTTGCTGATAGTCAAAACCCTGATTGGCGTCATCAAGGATTGATACATCACGCGATAAAAACATGGGAGGATGAGGATGATGTCGGACTCAAAGACAAACCGACCAATCAATGAGAGAGAAAAAGAAGATTTATTGAAAGACCTTATCCGTGAGCGTTACGGCGAATGGGCTATCAATAAACAGATTTCGGTAGAGCAACCAAAAGAATCGCAGTAAATACAACATGAGTTTTGATTTCGTAACTGTTGCGCCATGCCGAAACGCAGACCCTTGGCTCTTTGACCAATCCAACTTAGATTTAGCGCAACCCGGATTGAGATACTGTAAATCGTGTGTTTTTTGGGATGAGTGTGAATCTCTAGTTGAGCCTCGCAGTAATGCCTACGATGGAATAGTTGGCGGTAAGGTATGGAGAAATGGGAAAGTTTTGGCTAGGTTAGACCATGCCTTCCCAAACAGACTTATCGTAGGAGAGGAACTAAAAGATGAAGAAACCTCCACAGTTCGAGGGAGCGAGTTGCCATGGGATAGATACGGAGATGTTTTTCCCGCTGGATGGCAAGGGGGGATATACGGCGGAGAATCTGATGGCGAAGAGAGTTTGTAAAACTTGCCCTTGTATTCAAGATTGTCTGACCTATGCGTTACATTACAAAGTCCTCGGAATATGGGGCGGCACAACGATGGAAGAACGCGAAGTGCTAAGAAAAAAACTAAACATAATCGGACAACCAATATCTAATGAAAGGCACATAGCATGACCACACTAACTATCGCTGGCAATCTTGCGGCTGACCCGGAGTTGAAGTTCACACCGAATGGAAAAGCCGTCGCATCATTTACTGTCATTAGTTCAAAATCAGTAAAGAAAGATGATGGCACTTGGGAAAGCACCGATGTCACCGCATGGTCAGTCAAGTGCTGGAATAAACTCGCTGAGAATGTTTGTGAATCTTTGAGCAAGGGTATGAGCGTGATTGTTCAAGGTTCTGCCGTCCAAGCCTCTTGGGAGGATAAGCAGACCGGACAAAAGAGAAGCAAGATTGAAGTCACCGCTTTCAATGTAGGCGTGGACTTGAAGCGTCATTTAGTCAATGTCGTATCCCTAGACCGCAACGCGGAGGGCGATGTCGAGGTCAATCCTTGGACCCAACCATCATGGCAAAAGACACCGGAGGTCGAAGCGTTCCCCTTCTAACCCGGGTGTAGTATCATTGGGGTTGAAAATCTCTGAAGGGAGATGACATGGCTTGGAGTGATTTCTTTGTAAGCAATCTTCCAAACGCGAAGATGCTTGTTACCCCGAATGGTCGCCCATTTATTTCAATGGCGATTGATAAGGGCGAGTTCATCGAAGTCCATTTGACTGAGAATGAAAACGAGTTGCCATTCGCGATTGTGTTCAAGAAGTTTGATGAACTTGGCGCTATTCTTGAAGAGCGGGCTTACGGATACGCTGGCACAAAAGATTTGGCGAAGAAACTTGCGATGGATGTCGCATTGTTTCGTCAGAACTCTTTTGATTTTGTCCTTGACGGAGAATAAAAGGGCAAAAATCATCTAACGCTATAATCGTGAGGTGTATGACAACTTCGCTCCCAAAGGCGATATGGTCATGTCTGCTTTACGGGGTTTTGCTATTCAGGCTCACGAACTTTTTTCGGAGTTGAAAGAAGCGGGCTTCACCGAAAAACAGGCGCTCGCAATAGTCGTAGGTTTAGCCGCTAAAGAGTAGAGGGTAGGATGGCAGAAAAGATACCGCTAGATTTATCTGAGTTCGGCTCTACCGGTCTGCGTCGTTCCGGCGGTACGGTCTTTGAAGAGTTCTTAGTAAACCTCCGTGGAATCCGCGGCGCCAAGGTTTATCGTGAGATGGCAGATAATGACCCAACAATCGGGTCAATGTTGTTTGCGATTGAGAAAGTTATTACCCGTCTTGAGTGGCGCGTAGACCCATACTCTGATGATTCACAAGATGGAAGCGTTAGCCCGGAAGATAAAGAAGTAGCGGCGTTCGTAGAATCTTGTTTACACGATATGAGCGAATCATGGGATTCGACTTTATCGCAGATGTTGTCTATGTTGATTTTCGGATACTCGTATCACGAAATAGTTTACAAAGTTCGCTCCGGAGATAACAAGGACCCACGCAAGAAATCAAAACATAGTGACGGTCGCATTGGTTGGCGCAAGATGCCGATTCGCGCTCAAGAAACTTTATTCCGCTGGATGATTGATGAAGATGGTGGTATTCAAGGAATGGTCCAAGTGGACCCTTCAAGCGGTGGCATTTATGAAATCCCGATTGAAAAATCTTTATTGTTCCGTACAACCTCTCACAAGAATAACCCTGAAGGTCGTTCGATTCTTCGTAATGCTTATCGCTCTTGGTATTTCAAGCGCCGCATCGAAGAGATTGAGGCTATTGGTGTTGAGCGCGACCTAGCAGGTTTGCCGGTCGCTTATGTTCCACCTGAGTTCTTATCTTCAACCGCGACCGCGGAGCAATCCACAGTTCTAACGACAATCAAAGACATAGTTACATCCATCAAGCGTAATGAGCAAGAAGGCGTAATCATGCCTTCAATGTACGACGACCAAGGACACAAAGTTTTTGATTTAGTTCTCTTGTCATCCGGAGGAAGCCGTCAGTTTGATACCGACAAGATTATCCAACGCTATGACCAAAGAATCGCGATGTCGATTCTCTCTGACTTTATTTTGCTTGGCTCCGACCGCGTTGGCTCTTATGCCCTTGGAACTTCCAAGATGGATTTGTGGTCAATGGCAGTTGATTCAATCGCCAAGAACATTGCCGAGGTAATGAACCAACACGCGATTCCACGATTGATGAAACTCAACGGCATGGATATTTCCCGTGCGCCTTACATAACTTATGGTGAAGTAAGCCATGTTGATTTGAATGAAGTATCCGCGTTCGTTGCTGGATTGGTACAAACCGGCGCGATTGTTCCGGACCCTAAGTTGGAGCAATACTTACGCGACTTGGCTGGATTGCCACCTGCTGAACATGATGGACAAAACTTCGGTATGCCGCCGATGCCTGAAGGTGAGATGCCTCCTATGCCTCCGCAAGCGGAAGAACCGCAAGCCCCTGAGACATCCGGCGAAGAGAATCTTCCAACGGCACCCGACATTCAAGGAGTTCCACAGAGTCCGCAAGTAGGTTAGCCATGGCGATTCATTTTGCGAAAGCAGAGCGACCACGGGCGATTCCACTTACACCGGAAGAGCAAGCACTCGCTCGAGAGTTGTTTCGTGCTATCAAAAAAGCAACCGACAAAATCTCGATGAAAGAACTTGAGAGATTGATGTCCCGCCTTGACCCGGCTCTTTTGAATCGATTGATTGCTTCAATCACAATCGCCAATCAAAGAGAGTTACAAGCCGCTTTGCTCAATGCGATTGATATAGGCGGAAACGATGCCATAAAAGAACTACAACAGATGGCACCAAAGTTATCCCTACCCGCCGCCGCTGTTGCCGCACTACCCACAAGTGATAAGCCTTTGGCAGATATGGATTTTGGTAAACCATTCTCGATGCCAAGAGGACGCCGTGGTAGCAGAGTTCAGATAACAACTTCTTTCAATGTTACTAATCCAAACTCGCTTCGCTTTGCTGAGACAAGAGCGGCACAACTCATCACCTCTATCGATGCCCTTACAAGAGAAGCAATCAAACAAACAATCATTGAAGCATTTAGAGAGCAGATTGATGTGAGAGCAACCGCCGCACGAATCAAAAATGTTGTTGGTCTCCATCCGCAATGGGCAAAAGCAGTTACCGAGTTTGAGAAAAAAGAAATGGCTCGGTTGATTCGCCAAGGTGATAAACCTGAGCGAGCGCTCACAAAAGCACAAGAGCGAGCAAGTCGATATGCCGATTCACTCAAGAGTAAAAGGGCAACCATGATTGCTCGAACCGAAATACAACTTGCCCAAAATGAGGGACGCGAAGAAGGTTGGCGACAAGCCGCCGAAGAAGGATTTATCGCACCGGAGTCAATGCGTCGTTGGGTGACCGCTCAAGATGAAAGAACTTGCGATGAGTGCGCTCCTATGGATGGAGAAGAAGTTCCTTGGGATGGTGTATTCTCAAACGGTCTAACCAATCCAATAGTTCACCCTAACTGCCGTTGCGCTGTAATCTTGATTCCGCCGGAGCGTGGACGATGAGCATTTCGATATTACTTCCACCCGGATTCAAACCAGTAATCAAACACGGCGAGCATGACCAATCAAGTCATGGTAACTGGGCTACGGGAGATTTAGTAGATAATGGCACTATTTCTCAAGATAATGAGTTAGACAAAGAACTTTCATCCTTAGTTGATAATGGATATAACTATGAAGAACAGTTTATGAAAGATATAAAAAAACAAGATTTGGCATTGAGTAAAATCTACGAAATGAGAGGTTTTGACGGCAAACCAACTTCAGTTGAATCTTGGGATGAGTTTGATTCTATGGAAAGTCCAGTAATAGAAGGAGGAATGTTTGGCGGTAGAAAACTATTTGGAGATGTTGGTGGTGGGTATGATTATGAAAATGGTCGTAGAGGTGAAGTTGGAAATCCAATCACAGAGTTTTCAAGAGGTTTTCAAAATGGTACGGATGCCGAGGGTAATCCAGTAACAGCCGAACAAGCGATTGAGTCTTTTGTAAATGGAGATAAACATTGGGCTGGTAAAGGAATGGCTGGCAATGGAACTTATGTTGCTATGAATGTTCCAACAGCCCTTGGATACACAGAGAACGATGACTTCGAGGGTGCTATTTCATTCAAGTTAGACCCGAGCGCAAGGGTGGGTTCCTATACTCAGATTTCAAATGAAATGAGTAAACTAAAATCAGAGGGTAAACTGCCTAAAAGTTTGGAAGATGTAGGTAGGTTTGCCGCGGCTAAAGGCTATGATGCTTACATTCACGATACAACAGATTCAATCGAAAGACGGACGGTACCCGATATGGCTGTTGTTCTGAACCGCTCCAAAGTAGTTTTTGGACCATCAATAAAAGCGGCAGACTTAGATAAACACCGATGGGAAAAGGCAGGTAAATAATGTCAAATCCTCTCATCAGTAGAGCCGCCGCCTCTCTTGCTCAATCTCTTTCTTTAGAAGATAAGTTTGATTTAGTTGCCGCCGTGAGCCAAGCGTCTACAATCGATGAAATAAAAGACCCTTGGAAAAATAAAATATCCCAACTGATTGATAAAAAAACATCTTTCAAAAAACATGGGGACCATGACCAATCAAGCCACGGTAACTGGGCGCATGGGATTGAAGTAGCCCCGGAGGTTGTCCGCTCGGTCCTTGATAGAGTCAGAGAGAACGGTGGTCTTTCGGTCAATCTCAAGGATGGCTCTGAGCCTACAAAGGGCTTTATGGTCGCCAAGGGCAAGAAGTACGCGGCGATTGTCAAGGCTGACGATTTCTATGATGAGACCAAGGGGGCAGAAATCCTCTCCTCCTACATGAAACAGCACAAAGCGGATTTGGCAACGGGGAAAAACTACCTCGGTTTATGGCACAATACCGAGGATGGACAGGTTTATCTTGATGTATCCGAAAACATTCAGGATGAAGCGGAGGCTACAAGCCGCGGTCGCGCTCGCGACCAAATCTCTATTTGGGATGTAGCAAACTTCAAAGAGATACCGACAGGAGGTACAGGTGGCATCGAAAAAACTCGAGGCGGTAGAACTGCCCGATTTATCACAGATGACCGACGAACAAATCGACGAATACGCGAAACAGATTTGGTCGAAGTTGTCACAAAACAAAGAACAGCAAAAGTAATCTATTTTCAATATGGGTTGAAACCCGTATTGAAACATGGCGAGCATGACCAATCTGAACATGGTAACTGGGCGCGTGGATATACAGAAGAGGAGCGCTCCCGGATTGAAGGAATGAAAGATAAGGGTCCAGCCCGGGAAGATTTAGATAAAGTCCTTGCTGGCAAACGAGAAATCGATACGGAAGAACTCAAACTTATAGTTGAAAACGATAGTGCTTTGTATTCTCAAGCGACGGAAGATATTGATGCGCGAGTAGAGGAAGCATTAGCAAGATTACAAGGTGAGTTCCCTAATCACGAATATACAGAACAAGAAAAAACAACTATCTACGAAAATGTACAGAGAGACATGATTGATAGTTATATTGATGATAACCGGGATAACTTGGAAGAGATGGCGCGAGCCGATTCCGGCGACGAAATAGACCCGGCTGAACTAACCCCATTGTTTGATGAGGTTTACGGTATCTCTCATACAGGCACAGGCGCCGATGGTGAAGAACACACATTGACTTCCACGGTATATGGTGTTTCGGAAGAAGGCGGAAATCTTTTTGTACAAGGAGTTATTCAGGATGAAAATGACGAAGATGTTGGTGTAATCAATCGTCGTTTCTTCGAAAGAAATGGTGTTCTAGGAGTTGAACATCAAGAACTTATTCTTTTTATGGATGAACACAAAGGAACCGGTTTCGGTAAAGAAGTAATAAAACAATCCGAGGCTTGGTATGTCGCAAAAGGATTAGGTTTTATTGAAGTTGGTACTGCTATGGATGGCGCTCGCCATTGGGCAAGAGCAGGTTATGACTTCAATCCGGATAAACTAGAAGATAATCTGACTAAGATAAGCATGAATGTCGAGGAAGTAGAAGGATTTGAAAGAGGCACTCCTGCCCGCGCTGAGTTTGATGCGATAATGGCGAGAGCAACAGATGGTTATGAACCAAACTGGGAGGACGAAAGCGGTAATAAATATCCTGCTTGGAGTTCAATCAAGGATATGAAGGCTGACAACTTTCCGCTACCTGCCGATTTCGCAAACATCGGATATACGCCCGGAGCAAGAGAGTGGGCTGGAAAAAGTTTGATGGAAGGATTGAAGTTGAAATATGTGAAGGTCCTTACCGCTGAGGGTCAGAAACTTCTTGATGGTCCTATTGACCATGATGGCGATGGCATGATTTATGATGGAACAGCCCGAGAGAAACCTGCTCCCGGTGGCGGAAATAAATAAACTGGGGTATAATAAGACTATGACAAGTAGACGAGAAAAGATAAAAGCCATCCAAGAGGCTTACGCCAAATGGGAGGAATCTGCCAAGTTTACTTCGGAGACCGGAGCATCCGATGAGGATGAAGCCCGTATCATGGATGAAATACAAACCATCCTTCAGGGAAATAAACCTCAGTCAGAATAGCATCCGCTATCCTAAGCACTATGGCGGATATTGCTCCTAAGTTAGTTGGTTTGAGCGCTGAAAGACTCACAGCGCTCCATAAGCGTGTTCACACAGAGCAAGCCACGCCCGCAAGCATTGAAGTCCACCACACCATCCTCAATGAGATGGGTCGCCGGGGTATGGAGTTACCCGAGGACGATTGGAATGGCTATGAGATTCTGATTGATTCCATAGATGGCGTGGACCTAACTAGCCTCTCCGGATTGCCCGCTGAGACAGTCTTAGATGTCATCAAGTCCACCGGTAGCACGGTCGGCAATATCAAGACTTACTTGACCTATAAGGGTTATCAAATGCGGGTTGAGCCGGTCAGCAAAATGATTGTTGAAGAAGATGGAAAATGGGTTGTTTACAACGAAGAGGGAACTCGCAGTTTTGGAAGTTATGATTCCAAAGAAGAAGCCGAGGCAAGACTTCGACAGATTCATGCTTTCAGCAAAGCCGAAGAAGATGGATACACACCACCGCAAGCAGTTCGCACAGCGGCACAACGAGCAATCGAGTGGATTGATGCTGGTTTGGCTGGTGGCGGATTCACTAGAACTGGAAGAACAAGAGCGGGTCAGTTAGCCCGGGGCGAAAGTGTTTCGATTGAAACTTTGAAGAGAATGAAATCTTTCTTCTCTCGGCATGAAGTTGATAAAAGAGCCGTTGGATTTAGTCGCGGTGAAAAAGGATTTCCTTCCGCTGGTCGAGTTGCTTGGGACGCTTGGGGCGGTGACGCGGGATTCTCTTGGGCTGAAGCAATGGTTGAGAGATATGAGAACGCACAAAAGGTTGAAAAGCACGGTGAACATGACCAATCTGACCATGGCGCGTGGGCTACCGGAGAAGGCGGAGCCAAAGAAGATTCCGGTGGGCGCACTAAAGTTCCGCCTAAAGCAGATGACATTCCGCCAAAATCTGAGCGTACTTTGGAGGCAATCAAAGCCGCTAAGAGAATCAGAGAACAGGCTGAAAGGGTCGAACCGCTCATTACAGATTTGATGGTTCAACTTGCTGACCAAAGCGGAGGTAAGTTTGCCACTCTGCCCGATGGCAAAGATTCCCTAACACAAAGAGTGAAATCGACAGAATCTCTAGCAAGAAAGATTGATGGCGACGCAGAGAAAAAATATGGAGGCGATAGGGAAAAAGCGGCAGATAATATCTATGACGCAGTTCGTTATACCCTCAATGTAGATGATTCAAACTACACAGCAAACTTAGAAAATACGCTGAAAACTCTTGAATCGACAGGTTGGAAAATCACGGAAGTAAAAAACTTTTGGCAACAGGGTGACCCTTATGATGGCGTAAATATGAAAGTCGAGCGAGATGGCGTAAAGGTCGAACTACAACTCCATACCCCTAAATCCTATGAAGTAAAGGAAGTCAAACTTCATAAGGATTATGAGACATATAGAGAATCGACCGATGATGGAGTCCGCCAAAAGTTTTGGGACAAAATGGTTGAAACAGCCAAGGCAATCCCAAGACCGGCTAACACCGCCAAACTATTGACTTTAGGCACCTTGGTTGTACAAACCTTTGAGACCGCTCAACAGGCTGGATTGACTAAATCAACCGGGGTTGATATTATATGGACAATAACAAGAGGAGGTATAGCCGTATGCGGTATTTCGCAAGTTTAGGCGATGGCAATAAAGCCTTGAACATATTCCGTTTTGAAAGAGGCGAGACGGGAATGATTGAAGATTATTGGACTCCTGAAGGTTGGAAGAAAGATAAAGACGCAGAGATAGTTCGCTATCTTGCTTTAGGACAAGGTGACTTCACGGAAATCTCTGACGAGGTGGCTCGCAAGATTTTTCCGCAAGCATTTGAAGATGAGGCAGTCAAAGCCCTAGGCGCTTTCAATCTTCAGAAAGCAGAGGGCGAAAAACGATACACACTTGGCGCTATGTATATCCCTGATATGGAAGATGCCCATGGTGAGTGGACAGATTCAGATGAGTTACAAAGAGCAGTTTGGGATTATGTTCGTACCAACGACCGCCGTATCAGACTTCAGCACAATAGAGATGTTGTAGCGGGTGAATGGGTAGAAGTCATGGCTTTCCCACATTCACTCACAGTTCCTATTACAACCCCCGAAGGTAAAGAGGAGCAACACACTTATCCACCGAACACAGTTTTTCTTGGTGTGATTTGGGAACCTTGGGCTTGGGAAATGGTTCGAGATGGAAAGATTCGCGGTTATTCAATCGGTGGAAAAGCCGAAAGATTATTTGTCGATATGGAAGTAGACAAAAGTGACCCCGGAGTGAACCAAGTTCATGTTGATACAATAATGAACCCGAAGAAACCAAAGGAAAAGATATATGAAGATTAGGGATAAGAAACTACTCGATACTTTACGCGAAGGTCCTTTGTCCCATTTATCTGACCTAGATTTCAAAATGATTCGTGATGCCGTAAAAGAAAATGGCATTGACGGTGTTAGCGGATATGCCGCATCAATGATTGCTGACGCAAAGCGTCGCATGGCTTTCGACATGAAGAAAGCAAAACAAGTTCGCGTAGGCGATATGGTTTCTTGGGATTCATCCGGCGGAAGAGCCGAAGGTAAAGTTTTGAGAATCGAAAACTCCGGACGAATCAATGTTCCGGGTTCTTCATTCAACATTCAGGGCGAAGAAGATGACCCTGCTGTTTTGATTACTCTGTATCGCGATGGAAAGCCAACCGATACAAAGGTTGGACACAAGATGTCCACACTAAAAAAAAAGTAGTTCTTTCTAAACACGGAGACCACGACCAAGCCGCTCACGGCAACTGGCGTGAAGGAAATGATTCCGAAGGTGAAGATTCACCGGAGCCGAAAAACTATATTTCAAGTAGTCACTCAATCTCTAACGATGATGATTCCGAGGGTGAGTTTGGGGACTCTGACTACGATAATCCCCGTCACATGGACACGATGGATTATCCAAGAAAGAAAACTAAGGGTTGAAAATGAAATCGATTATCGACGATACAACCGAAATCCTGACATCCATGAATCTTCGAGTAATCCCGGTCGAGACCCCTCCCGGATATAGCGGACTTCAGGTGGACCTGCCCAATGATTCACAAGCCTTTTTCGTTTGGGCAAAAATCGACAAAGACGATTATGCCTTTAGAGTGGCTCGATTTTGGGCTAATGAGAATCCTTTTTCAATGCTTATGATTCCTAACCTGATTGAAGCCTTGGCTAGAACCCGGGAGTTGGCTAGACAGTAAAAAGGCTAAAACTACACTTGTGGTATTCTTCATTCGTCAAGACCCGAGGTTAGTTTTTTTAGCCGGATGCTAAAAGACTTGCCTCTTATTTGTAAGGAGAGACCCTTGCCCAAGCCACGCACTCGCAAAATGGTGAATCTTGCTATTGAAGAGACAAGTGGAGTGGACCATCCGGCTCACTTACATGAAGGCTGGTTGGTTATGAAATCTGCTAGTCAATCTGAAGTTCAGAGGGTACTGGACAAATCGCTCACCGAGGAGGACTCCAATATGGAGCAAAATAACACTTCGGCAACTGAAGAGCAGGATAAGCCGGTTGAAAAAACCGTAGAGGAAGAACTCGCGGCGGCTCAAGCCCGTATCGCAGAACTCGAAGCCAAACTCGCCGAAAAGGAATCTGAAAAGCCTGAGTTGGAAGTTGAGATGGCGGCGAGTGAGGAAAAACCCTCTGAAGAAAAGAAAGTGGACGAATACATGAAGTCCGCTCCTGAATCAGTTGTCAAAATGATTACTGACCTCAAAGCACAAGCAGAAGCGGCAACCGCAGAACTCCGCAAGGAGCGCATTGCCCGTGCTGACGCAGAGGCAGTAGAGAAAGCAAAGGGTTGGGGCAATCTCAATCTCAATGCTGAAAAAGTAGGACCGGCGCTTCGCCGTTTGAACGAAGTAGATTCTGAACTTGCCAAGAGCATTGAAGAGGTTCTCTCTTCCGTAAACGCACAAGCAGAATCAGCATCGATTTTTGCGGAGATAGGCAAATCCGCAGACTTCCCAACGGGCAATGCTTATGACCGCATGACGGCATTGGCAAAGTCGGCAGTCGAAGAGGGAGTAGCAAAATCTATGGCACAAGCCATGGCTGATGTTGCTACAAAAAACCCTGACCTTTACAGCCAGTACCTCTCCGAGAAGAAAGGTGCCTAAAACATGGCATACGAAATCTCTAACTACTCGGTAAAGGTCACCCTCGTAGCGGCGGCTGACCTTTCCAGTAAGCAATACATGTTCGTCAAGTTGGATTCGGCAGGAAAAGCGGCGGCTATCGCGGCTAATACTGACCGTGCCATTGGCGTACTTCAGAACGCTCCAACCGAAGGACAAGAAGCAGAAGTGCTTGTTGTTGGCGGTACAAAGTTGGTTGCTGGCGAAGCAATCGCTGAAGGCGCAGTTCTTTCAACCACATCCGCAGGTAAGGCTGACAGCATTGCTGTTGGAACTGCCACTACCCAGTACATCCTAGGAACAGCACTAACTGAAGTTGCCGCTGATGGAGAAATCCTTACAGCAGTTATCAACTGTGCTTCCTCGGGTCGTGCGGCATAAGGAGGAAATAACAAATGCCACAGCCAAATATCAACTCCGTCCATGTGGACGCGATTCTGACCAACATTTCTGTTGCGTATCTTCAGAATCAAGATAACTTTATCGCTGACAAGGTATTCCCTGTAATCCCTGTTGATAAGAAGAGCGATAAGTACTTCACCTACACCAAGAACGATTGGTTCCGTGACGAGGCTCAACGCCGCGCTCCGGGAACTGAATCGGCTGGTGGCGGTTACAACATCTCAACTGGAACATATTCATGCGATGTTTATGCTTTCCACAAAGATGTCGATGACCAAACCGTTGCTAACGCTGACGCTCCTTTGAATCCTCTTCGTGAGGCAACAGAGTTCGTTACCCGTCGCATGTTGCTCCGCAAGGAACTTCAGTTCGTATCTGACTTCTTCACCACCGGTGTTTGGGCAGACGATGTAACTGGCGTTTCAGGCGCACCATCTTCAGGACAGACAAAGCAATGGTCTGACTACACCTCATCTGACCCAATCTCTGATATTGAGGCAGGTAAGGCTGAGATTCTTTCCAATACTGGAATGGAAGCAAACACACTTGTTCTTGGATACGATGTATTCAAGAGCCTCAAGAATCACCCTGACTTGGTAGACCGTATCAAGTACACCTCTTCACAGACCATCACAACCGACATGCTCGGTGCGATGTTCGACATTCCTCGCGTCATGGTTGCTAAGGCAGTCAAGGCTACGAATGTTGAAGGTGCTACTGGCGCTTACGGATTCGCCTTCGGTAAGGGCGCTCTTCTCGCGCATGTTGCTCCACAACCCGGTCTATTGACCCCTTCCGCTGGATACACCTTCGCTTGGACCGGTGTTTCAGGTGGACTCGGCTCAACAATCGGAACTTCACAGTTCCGTATGGAATCCATCAAGAGTGACCGTGTTGAGGCAGAAATGGCTTGGGATAACAAAGTCATTGCTTCCGACCTCGGTTATTTCTGGAATACCATCGTCGCTTAGTTAGTCGAAAAAGGGGGTAGGGCTTTCATAGTCCTGCCCCCTTATTCATAAGGAGAAAAATAAATGGCATTAGTAAACAGACTTTCCAAGGGTGAAGTAGCAGTTGGGGCATTACAAGTTGGCGACAACGATATGGTTTACGGAATCGAGTTTGGTACCGTATCAATCGACCCTGCTTCAATCAACGCAACAACCCGCGGAGGAACAACATTCACTCTTACTGGTGCGGCTACAACCGACATCATTATTGTGAACCCACCTTCAGACTTGAATGATGATTTGATTTTCTGTGGCGCCGCAGTAACAGCCGCAGATACCGTCACCGTTTATCTTTACAATCCAACCGCAGGTTCAATCAACCAAGCGGCGGCAACATTCTCATATTGCTGGATTGATACAACTGAGTGATTATGAAGGCTGAGATTCTCAAGTCCATGCTCGTTGATGGACGCAAAGTAGTCGCTGGCGACATTGTTGATGTCAAGGGATGGCGTCATGCTAAAGCCCTTGCTCGCAATCGCTATATCCGATTTATTGAAGATGCTCCTGCCAAGCCACAAGCAAAAGTAGAGGCAACTGAAGAAGTAGCAGAATCAAAGCCAAAAGCGTCTAAGAAAAAAAGCGCAGAATGATTAGGGAGGGGACGGTTCGCTAAAATGGACCGTCCCATTCCACAGAGGAGATTTTATGGCAGTCACACATTCAAGAGTTTCGGTAGGAACAACCGCCACCAAACTTACTTCTGATTATGATGGTAAAGACGGACAAACCATCAATGTACAAAATCCGGATGGAGGTATCAATGTCTATCTCGGAGGCGAGGGAGTAACAACTACTGATTATGGTTATCTTCTCAAGCCTGATACAAGTTTCTCGGTAGAACTACAAGACGACGAAAAACTTTATGCCGTCGTCGCAACAGGCACACAAACTCTGAACATCTTCCGCCAAGGAACCTAAAAAATGGCGTTGCCAGCATCGCTATCGACCTGTACGGTTGTTGGTACTTATGTGGATTTATCAGGTAACCCCGTTCGCGGTTCTATCAACTTTACGCCGCAAACAATCCTCAAAGAGACGACCGCTAATGTAATCATCATTCCTGTTGTCATTCAAAAAACTTTTGATGCTACTGGGTCTTTTAGCGTGGTCCTTCCGGTTACAAGTGATACAGATGTAACACCGCAACCTTTTATTTATACAATCGAAGAAAACTTTACTGGTGGTCGTACAATCGAAATCGCCCTACCTTTATCAGTAGCAGGAACGACACAGAACCTTGCTGACTTGTTGCCAGCCCTTGATTCCGCTGAGGCGGCTTCTTATGTCACTCTTGACCAATATCAGGCTTTATTGACCCGTTACAACAACGCAGAAAGTATTCGAGTCTTGGTTGTTGATGCTGACGAAACCGCTGAGGATGCTGAAGGCTATGCCACAGATGCGGCTATCGCGGCTGATGAGATTGCTTTATTCAATACAAAACAAATGATGTTGATGGGAGTCTAAGATGGCAGAGCCTTATGTACCCATAGCCCAACATACGACTTATGCGGCTTTGATGACAGAGTTAGAGGTTGCTACGGATGCGGCAGAAACAAATACAGATGATTTAGATACCGCAGTTGATAATGCTCTTGCTCATAAAAATACTGCTGAGGCTTTGGTTGAAAATAAGTTCAACATTCTTTTCTTGGTAGGGTGCTAAATGGCACTTGGCGCGAATATCAACACCGTTACTATAAACGGCAACTATGTGGATTATGAAGGCAATCCAATCCAAGGGCAGATTCGTTTTACTCTAGGCGATGTCCTTCGTAGCGGTATAGATGACCAAATGGTTGCGCCCTCAAGCATTGTTGTTGCCCTAAGCGCCGGAGCCTTTACCGTAACACTACCGGCTACCAATGACCCGGATGTAGTTCCCAACCCATTTACTTATACGGTCGAAGAGTCATTTCCGGGCGGCAGAACCTACACAATATCGATTCCTTATGACACCGCTGGTTCCCTTGATTTAGCAGATATAAGTCCAACACCGACACTCTCAGAAAACTTTGTTCAGTTAGTTGATGAAACAACTTGGGAATCTCTCGAGGCAGACATTGACACGCTTGATACAAATATAAACCAAACAACAGACAAGATTCTTGCCTCGGGTAAGTATTGGTATATCGACGCACAGTTTGATACCTATACCGCCCTTGATACCGCTTACGCGACCTATACGGCTCTTACAGCCGGGACCTATGAGTTGGATGGTGGAGACATCACCCAGTTTGTAACCGATGCCGAAACAGCCGAAAGCAACGCCGAAGCAAGCAAGAACACAGCCCAAAATAATGATGCTGATACAATCAGTCCATTACTTCTAATCGGAGGATAACCGTATGGCAACAGCCTATAAAGCCCTAGGGCAATCAAACCCTAGTGCCACCACGCTTACGACCCTCTATACCTGCCCTGCCGCGACTGAAACGGTTATCTCTTCCATCGTCGTATGTAATCAGGCTGGTACGAGTGGTACATACCGTATTGCGGTCCGCCCTAATGGTGCGGCAATCGCGACGGAACATTATCTTGTGTATGACGCGAATATCGCGGCAAACACAACAGTCGCCTACACCCTAGGCGTAACTATTGACGCTTCAGATGTTGTAAGTATTTACGCATCAAGCGGCAACTTCTCGTTCAATGCGTTCGGAAGTGAGATTTCCTAATGGCAATAACCACCAATGGCGGCGCAGGGATTACCGCTGACGCCGTAGCGACACTTAGCAATAAGACTCTTGAAGCACCTACTATCAACAATGCCACCTTCACGGGTCAGCAAGCAGGATTACAGATTGCTTTCAATGATGCGATTGTTTTTGAAGGTACAACGGCTGACGCTAATGAACTAACACTTAGCGCTGGTGAGCCAACGGCTGACCGTACAGTTACATTGCCAAACGCAACTACAACACTTGTAGGTCGCGATACAACAGATACTCTTACAAACAAGACTTTGACAAGTCCTGTTATTTCAACAATCAGCAATACTGGAACTTTGACACTTCCTACAACAACCGGAACTCTTGCTCTTACCTCCGACATTACGGTAACAGCATCATCTACAAATACTTTCACAAATAAATCTATTGCCCTTGGTACAAATACAGTAACCGGAACAATCGCACAGTTCAATACTGCTGTCACCGATGCTGACTTTGCTACCTTGGCTGGTAGCGAAACTCTTACTAACAAGACTTTGACAAGTCCGACTGTTGGAACTCAAGCATCTTTTGATAATCAAGCCGAAGTTCGCTTCTTAGAAGCAACTGCTAATGGAACAAACTATGTTGGATTCAAAGCACCATCTTCAATAACAACAAACCTAGTATGGACACTTCCATCCGCAGACGGGTCCGCAAACCAAATACTTACAACAAATGGTTCAGGAACGCTTTCTTTTGCGGCGGCTTCAGCGGGAGTTTCAGCAAACGACCAAGCCTTTGCCTTCGCGGTACAGGTATTCGCATAAGGAGAATAAATGCCAACAACAGTAGATAGACTCCCGTTATCGGGTTCAACAAACGGTAGGGGTATCAAGGTCGCGGCGACCGCATCTTCCGGCGATACCATTCATACCGCACAATCAGGAACAAGCACTTGCGATGTTGTAACAATCTATGCTTACAACTCTTCGGGAAGTGCTGTAAACCTTACACTTCAATGGGGTGGAACAACCTCAGTTGATGATGACATCAAACTTTCAATCCCTGCTACTTCGGGATTGACCCTTGTAGTTCCGGACCTTGTTCTTCGCAACTCTTTGGTTGTAAGGGCTTATGCTGGTACAACAAATGTCATCACCATCCATGGTTTCGTCAATCGCGTAACTACTACCTGATAGGAGTTAGCGCGTGTCACTACCCGCCCGACTTCTTCAAGCCAACCCGTCAGTTCAGGTTTCATCTGCCCTGACGGGCGCTATCACTACGCCTTCCGCTAAACAAGCCGCCTTTTTTGGTCCGGTTGATTATTTAGTTGTTGCGGGCGGTGGTGCCGGTGGTCTTGAATCTTACGCAAGTGGAACTGGTGGTGGCGGTGGTGCTGGTGGTGTTCGCTCAACCGTAGACGCAACTGGTGGTGGCGGTTCTTTAGAATCAGCAA